CGACTCTCTATTACCCCCTTTGGCATTACGAAGTGGAGGATATTCTTGTCCTAAAGAATAATAAGGGCACTGAAGATAACCGTATCCGTCATCTTGATTATGGTGTGCAATTTAATAAGGTAATGTATGAAAGACTTTTATCTGGAGGTAATATCACCCTCTTCTCACCTAGTGATGTCCCGGATCTCTATGAAGCCTTTTACAAAAGCGCTGAAGACTTTAGAGAACTCTACGAAAAGTACGAACGTAGTAAGGTTAGAAAGAAAACCATCCCTGCGATTGATCTCTTCTCAGCCTTCGTTACCGAACGAAAAGACACCGGACGAATCTATCTGATGAACGTAGACCATGCCAACGAGCATGGTTCATTCACCAAAGATACTCCGATCAAGATGAGCAACCTGTGCTGTGAGATTACATTGCCAACAACACCACTAAAGGATATTCATGATGAAACAGGCGAGATTAGCCTATGCACGCTTGCAGCGATCAATTGGGGAAAGATTAGAAAGCCAGCTGATTTCGAAAAGCCATGCACCATTGCAGTACGCGCTTTGGATGCCTTACTTGACTATCAGGACTATCCTGTTCGAGCCGCTGCTATTGGTACTCGGAATCGTAGGCCTCTTGGTATTGGTATCATTAACTTTGCTTATTGGTTGGCTCGTAATGACACTAATTACTCTGATCCTAACCTTGAGCTTGTTCATGAGTATGCTGAAGCATGGAGTTATTACCTTATTAAAGCCTCGGTCGACTTGGCTGAAGAAGTAGGTTCTTGCCCTCTTGATTATCAGACAAAGTATGCATATGGTACTATGCCAATCGATACATACAAAAAAGATGTAGACGAATTGGTCGCTCCTAACTATAAGATGCCATGGAGTGTATTGTCAAGCCGAGCATTGTCATCTGGCATTCGTAACTCGACTCTCATGGCTCTGATGCCAGCCGAGACTTCTGCTCAGATCAGTAACTCGACCAATGGTATCGAACCACCTCGTGCACTCATCTCGATCAAGCAATCGAAAGATGGTGTACTGAAGCAAGTTGTTCCAGAGTTAAGACGACTGAAGAATAAATACGAATTACTATGGGATCAAAAGTCTCCAGAAGGTTATCTGAAGATTATGGCAGTCCTACAGAAGTTTATCGATCAGGCAATCTCGGTAAACACTTCTTATAATCCTCGTCACTATGAGGATGAGAAGATTCCGATGTCAGAGATGATTAAACATATTTTGATGCACTACAAGTACGGCGGTAAGACGCTCTACTATTTCAACACCTTCGACGGTGCTGGTGAAATTGAAGAATCTAAACCGCTAGCACAAGGGCAACTAGATGATGAGGACTGTGACTCTTGTAAAATCTAACAGGAGTTTTAAATGGCAAGAAAAGCGCCAGCAGCTGGAGCTGTACAACACGTAAAGATCGTAACAGGCACATCACAAGATACAAGACGTCCTAAGTTGTCGTCGATGAATAAGCATAAGAAGAAAAACTTTAAAGCGTATCGTGGACAAGGTAGATAATGCAATATATTAAACTAGACAATGACATGTGGGCCGATGCAGGTAAAATTTGGTTTGTTCATAAACATGAAACAAGCCCAAACACAACTGCAGTGAAGCTTACGATTGAAGACACCAAAACAGGTGAAATTGAAACACGAACGGTTCCTCAAAACCAAATTGAGTGGCTCGAAGCGAAGGACTGGTAGTGCTATATACGGGATCAGGAAATCTTCCGCATCATATCTATTGTTGGGTAGATTCTTCGTTCATTCGTAAAGATGCCAAACCATACACGTTCGAACCATGTGTATGGTTTGCACTTCATGCCAAAGCTGGTCATTCTTGGGGATGTCACGTGATGCTCGAATGTGGAGCAGTTTATCGTGGAGTTCCACCTCATGCACTGGCATTTCGACCGAATACATCAACTTGGCATCTTGAAGATACACAGTTGTGGGATTGTTACGGCGATCAGTTTTCAGTATTGATATATAATTATCTACACAGTCAACAAGCAGAGATTCGAAAGAGCGGCCTTTTTGGCCGTTATCTTTTTACAGTGATTCCAATGCACGATGGATATTCACAAGATCCTTCTCAGTCGAAGGAATTTATGTTTATTCAATTAGACAATGGCAGACTGACTATCATGCCGACAAACGAACTTCGATTCCATGATAAATCATATACCGAAGGCGATTGGCCGAAAGATATTAAACTAAACACCAGCACCTGGAGAGTTGAATGACAGTTTTTTCAAACGAAATGTTTGATGCTACAGAACAGACTTGTTTCTTTGGAAAGCAAGTCAATATTGCCCGTTACGATAAGCAACGTTACAATATCTTCGAGAAGCTGACAGATAAGCAACTCGGATTTTTTTGGCGGCCAGAAGAAGTAGATCTGTCAAGAGACGGCAAAGACTTTAAAGGGTTAAGCGACCATGAAAAGCACATCTTTACAAGCAATCTCAAGCGTCAGATTCTTCTTGACTCTGTACAGGGACGTGCGCCTAGCTTGGCATTTCTACCGATTTGTTCGCTCCCCGAACTCGAAACCTGGATCCAAACATGGACATTTTCCGAAACGATTCATAGTCGATCCTACACTCATATCATTCGAAACGTTTATTCAGATCCGTCAAGGGTATTTGACGAGATGCTCGACATCCAAGAAATAGCTGACTGCGCTGCTGATATCAGTAAGTACTATGATAACTTAATTGCATTCAATAGTGTTATGCGATATAATTATGATCACAAGAAAGCACTATGGCTCTGTCTAAATGCTGTGAATGCTTTAGAAGGAGTAAGGTTCTATGTCTCGTTTGCATGTAGTTGGGCTTTTGCGGAAGTTAAGAAGATGGAGGGTAACGCCAAGATCATCAAGCTCATCGCGCGGGACGAGAACGTTCATCTTGCCTCGACACAACAGCTCCTCAAAATTCTACCGAAAGAGGATCCAGACTTTGCTCGCATACAAGAAGAGACACGAGATGAGTGCATCAGCATGTTTCATCGAGTGGTCGAGCAAGAAAAAAGTTGGGCACATTACCTTTTCCAGAACGGTTCGATGATTGGTCTGAACGAAGAACTTCTTTGCAATTACGTAGATCATATCGCCGCAAAACGTATGGGTGCAATCGGCCTGAACGGTAAGCCAGGAGCGAATCCTTTGCCATGGACACAGAAGTGGATTTCAGGTTCTGACGTACAAGTTGCCCCGCAAGAAACAGAAATTACTAGCTATGTGATTGGTGGTGTCAAAAAAGACGTCGACGAAAATACTTTCAAAGGATTTACTTTATAATGTGTACAGTATCTAATATCGGTGATGGTTATCGGGATAACTTTCCTCCTCGTTGGCGAGGAATTGTTCATCCAAACCCTTGGCCAGCACAACCAACAAGTGTTCCATATCCGTCACAACCAGGCATACCAGGATATCCTTTGGTTATTGATACTTCTGGAGTTTCGAAAGAAGAATTCGAAGCACTGAAGAAAGAGGTTGAGGAACTTAAGCAACTGCTAAAAGCTGCAAAGAAGTTCGACGAAGAAACCGGTCAACCTGATTGCCACATGGATGACAAAGTAGATTTCATTAAGAAGCTAGCAGAATATGTTGGTGTTGATTTAGAAGACATCTTTAAAAAATAAGAGGAACTAAGATGGATTGGATAACCTGCCCGTCATGCGACGAGGAATTTAAAATAATCACAGAAAACACCGCTCTTCCAGAATACTGTCCATACTGTTCTGCAGAGCTTGATCTTGAAGATCCATTCGAAGAAGAATATGACGAATAAATAGATCATTCTCCAAATGGAACGTGATCTATGAGTTGGTTATACGAAGATAAAGAATTTACTGATGTTGAAGATTATTACGGCTTCATATATTTGATTGAAAATTTGGTAAACGGCAAGAAATATATAGGTCGTAAGTATCTAACAAAAGCCGGATACAAAACTGTCAAAGGTAAACGAAAGAAGCTTCGCGTAGAGTCCGATTGGCGAGACTACTACGGATCTTCTACTTCCCTCAAAGAAGACATTGATCTCTACGGAAAAGATAACTTTCGTAGAACGATCTTAAGACTCTGTAAGGGTCGCGGAGAATGTAATTACTTTGAAACAAAATATATATTCGATACAGATGCCATTTTAGATCCTAAATATTACAATAGTTGGGTATCTTGTAAAATTCAAACAAGCCACGTGAAGGCTTTACTTTTCAACCCCGAACAGGAGAATTTATGAGGTGGGTAAGGTACTAGAACACAAGCATTTGATTGTAAGAGCAGAGCTGAACAATCCTCCGCAATGCACATCGGCGATCGATGAGTGGATGAAGAAACTGGTTAATCAGATTGATATGAAAATTTTAATGGGACCATACACGGTGTATTCTGATATGGTCGGTAATCGCGGATTGACTGCCGTGACTATCATCGAGACCAGTCATATTGCTCTACATGTATGGGACGAATGCGAGCCTGCAATGGCTCAGCTAGATGTTTACACGTGCAGCACATTAAATATTCAAGATGTGTTCGATGCCATCACCGAATGGGATCCTACAAAAGTAGAGTATAAGTATATAGACCGAGAAAACGGGTTGACATTAATTGAGAAAAATGTTATATAATGTATAAGAGAACAACTAGAACTAATGGTCCTAAGCGTACCACATACACGCAGTCGTCTAAAGGTTCTAGTCGTTCTTCTAAAATGTCTCAGAAGTTACTACGACTACAAATTTAAATACTGGCGAAAGAAAGACTTATCTTACTCAGAGAACCGCAGACGGCTGGGTTTCAAGAAAGAGTCTATCAGCTCCTAAGCCCAAGACAACCAAGTTTAAAAAAACAAAAACAATCCGAATGAAAAAGTCTAAACCTTTAGGCGTCACAGGTTGGATTGTTTTAGGAATTATAATTATACTATTATTAGCAAGTAATTGAAGTAAAAACAAGAAGTGAGGATTAAATAATGGGTAAGAAGAGAACACGTAAGACAGTCGTATCGAAAGGCCAACGTCGTTCGATCGTGGCTGGCGTGAAAGAAGTTCGTCAAGATCGTAGCGAAGGCGAAAAGGCCTACAATAAGCTGAAAGCTTGGCGCAAAGGCCAGAATCCATGGATTACTGTTCCTGGTCCGCAGTCTAACATGCGCTTTATTAAAGTGCGGGCGAACGGTGTTTGGGGTAATCCAAAAAATCGATCAACAGGCATTTACAGTAAGGCGACAAGCGATGAATAAGAATATTCTAATCTATACGAAAGACAACTGCCCTTTTTGTGTACAAGCGAAAAACTTGTTTACAAATAAAGGAGAACAGTATATAGAGAAGAAGATAGGAAAAGATATTACGCGCGAAGAGTTTATGGAAAACTTTCCTGACGTAAGAACAGTTCCTTTCATTATAATTGACACAGAAAAGGTAGGTGGTTATGACAAACTCGTTGAATGGTACGACAGACCAGAACGATCGTTCTTGGCAGAATGAATATTTAAAGGGCGTTCTCCAAACTGGAATCGCAAATGTATCCTTCATGAAGAAGGACGGAACACAGCGAAATCTTCTATGCACTCTGTTGCCGAGCGAATTGCCGGCACAGACTGATCTTGAAGAAGCCGTACAGAAGAAGACTCCAAATCCTGAAGTGCTTGCTGTATGGGATCTTGAAAATAAAGGATGGCGTTCGTTCCGTTACGACTCGGTCCTCGGCTTTAGTGTACTGTCACTCGACGCATGATTTACATGGTAGACATTGATCAGACCATCTGTAAAACGCCATATACAGATGGTCAACATCGCTATGGATTGGCAACTCCATTTAAGCATCGTATCGAGAAGATAAATAAACTATACGATCAGGGTAATACCATCATCTATTGGACAGCCCGTGGTTCAGGATCGGGAATCGACTGGACCGAACTTACTACAAAACAACTAAAAGATTGGGGATGCAAGTTCCACGAAGTCCGTCTCGGAAAGCCATCATACGACGTATGGATCGATGATAAGGCAATTGGCGACGGGTTCTTCTTTTACGATGAAGATATGGAATTGCTGAACGCTACTAAGGAATAATAATGAATAACCAAGATAAGATTGAACTGAACGAACTGAACAAGGAATCGAATGGTGGAACAGAACTTACCACTCGAAATCTCTTCCACCGACTTTCAAGTGATGAACTCGATGGTATCCAAATTATCACTGCTCGCGTCCGCGACCTCGATCCTGACCGAATTAAGATCTATCATTTACATGATCTCGCTGGCGATCCGGAAGCTTCACACCTTCAAGATCCAGCTTCTCGAGCTCGCTTTCAAAAGTTGGTCTTCAGTTCTAACTGGCAGTATCAACAGTATCGTGATTATCTTGGAGTTCCATATAGCAATCATTCAACAGTTATCGAAACAGGCATCGAGCCTATTCCACTCGTTGACAAGCCAAAGGACAAGAT